CGAGCTCGAAGCCCTCGCGCGCCACGAACAATTGCCAGTCGCGCACGTCGGGCCCCGTCGAGCCCCGCCGCAGTGTCGGCCGCACAGCAGGAGGCGAGATCTCAACCGGTCGCCCATCGCCAGCGACCGCCGACGCCTCGAAAACGAGATGCGTTGTTGTGGCGTAGTCCGTATAGGTCGAGCCGTGAGCCCCCCGCGCCGGTTGAATCATCGAGCCGCCAGGACTCGCCCAGCCGAAGATCCGCCCGCCCGTTGCCCAGTGCTTGCCCGCGTTGAACACTGGCTCCATGTCAAAATTGGCTTGGTCTAGCCGGGCGAACACCTCGAGATCATGCGCCTTGCACCACGACCGAGACCGGATGTTTTCGGCACGATAGCGCGCCATGGCCGGAGAATCTTGCCCGTCCTCGTCGATCCAAGGCCGAGGAACCCCAGCACCTTCGAGCATTTCCGACGTCGGCAATGTGAACGGGGCAATGTGTAGCGCCATGGCGAAGAGCTCGCGATACTCGGCCACCGTGGGAAGCCGCAGACCGAAACCCGTGGGAGCTTGACCCCAGCCGAGACGCGCGAAGAGATCCGCCGACGTGTCCCACAGAGGTAAGCGAGTAATCAGAGCGCCGCTCGCGAGCTCGACCCACCCCGCGGGATGAATGGAGCAGTTTGCCAGCTTCGAGACGAACGGGTTATCCATGCCCCGATCCTACCTCAGTTCGGGGTTGCCCCGTTGCCCTTGACCGCCGGAGGACCACCCCAGGCATTTCCAGGCACAACCTCCATGCGAATTTTGGCCGGGTTTTCATCTTCAGCCGCAGGCAGCGGAGAAGGAGTCCGATTGTTGTCGACGTCCGGCAACTTGTAGCCGAATCGCCGAGCCAGTAGCCGCAGCCGATGAGGCAGGAGCTCGACCCGTTCCCGACTTCGGGCCAGCCAAAGCGCTTGCTCGGTTGGCGCCTTCTGCCAGATCTCGACCAGATCAGCATCGACATCCGCGAGCTCCGCTTCGAGCTCCAAACGACGCCGGAGGAGATGAAGGGCAACCTCCCTGTATTTTTCATGCTGTTTCGGCACCGACGAGCGATTCAGCAGCGCCCGCCCGAACTCGACGATCAGCAGAGCGCCGACCACGTAGCAAATCGTGAACAAAGTTGGAGCCATCGTCTACTCCTTCAGCCCTACGGTTATCGAGCCGTCTACATTCTTGCGGACCGTTGCCCGATCGTTGAACGCCGGTCGTTTCATCTGGAAGCCCCGCGCCCGAAGCCGCTTCAGCGCGTCCCGCAGCGCGTACGCGTCCACGTCCGATGGGCTTAGCGTCACCTCGAGCGCGAACGTAGTCGCTTGATCAGCTTGCGCCGGTGCGCCTCGATGAGTTGGATCCGCCGCAGCGTGCGACGTTGGGATTTGCTGAGCCACCGATCCCGTTTCGGGGACAGATCCCGCCATTTGCCCCGGATCTTGATCTGCCCGCACCACACCGACCGCCGAGGGATACTCAGACCCCCGTAGCCCGCTAGTGTGTGCTTGTATTGGTTCCGCCCCGTTTTGGCCTTGCATAGCGCCCTCCATCTTGCGAGTTGCCCCGCCATGATCCTAATATTTGTTTCCCCGAAGCGCAGCGACTCGCGCACCTGCAAGCATGCCCGCCCAGGATTTGCCACTGGCGCAGGGTCAGACCGACACGCCCCGATATGCTGCGCCCAGATCTGACCCAGCCCGATCGCCCGACAGTTTCCCGAGCCGTAGCAATCGCCCTCGCGACGCTCCCGTACGCCCGACTCTTCCCAGATTAGCGCAACATAGCTGAAAGGGTCCCACCCCTTCGAGGCAGCTTGGGCCCGCATCACACGAGCGAACGCCGCAGCGCGAGGCTTCGGCAGCGCCGGATTTGACACCAGCAAAGCCCAGACGATCACTGATAGCGGCCTAACCATCAAGCGCCCGAAGGGGGACCCGCCTAGGGTAGACCCAAGGTCCAGCCCGGTCAAATTCGAGCGGAGCGAGAGCAGCGCAGCTCGACCGGAGTATTGTCGTGTTTGTCGAGCGCTGCGCCGTCTAACCGCCGTCTAGTCGTCGTAGGGATCATCGAGCGGCGAAAGCGTCTCTACCGCCTCGACGACCCGCGCACGCGTTAGGCCGGACTCTGGCCATTTGGCCGAAGTTGCTGCGTCTTTGGCGGCGTCGATCCCGGATTGTTCCGGTTCTGCCATGGGTTCGGCCCGTAATTTCGCCGCTTTGTAGCCCTCGACGACATCCGAAACGCCTTCGGCTATGTCCTTGTGATGCTCGAACGCGAAAGCCACAAGCTCCGTCAGAATTTTACCGATCACTGGAGAGCCCCATCTGTGCCGCCGCCGCCCGGAGCATCCCGTGAGCCGTGGCCATGCGTCCGAGTAGAATAGCCAGCGTGGCCGGGTTTGGAGCAGCCCCGATCGCTTGCGCCGACTCGATGGAAGTCACCAAGGCGAGCCACGACCACCGGAAAGCTCGATAGGCCGACCAAGCAGACGCGAACCGCGAGCGCACCGCGGTGACACACGCGACCGCCTCGGGTTTCGCCGTGGCTCGGTCGATACAATCCTGCTGTTCGCGATCGTATTCCGACGCGAGGATCTTTTGTGTCCGGTCGCCGAGCTCAGCCGCGACATTCGCGCTTCTGATAGCCCCGTCGAGCACCCCGCCGCAGCCACAGAGAAGGACCAGCAGCAAAACCGCTACAACCTCCCTCATTTTTTGGCCTTGCCCTTGCCCATGACGGTATCCGAGAGCTCCGCGCCGAAAAGCTTCGAGAGTAGGACCTTGCCCGCCTCATGTGCGCCGACAGCCGACCCGCCAGCGCCAAGCCCGAGCACGAGCGCCGCGCCCAGCGGTTGCCCGAGCGCGATGGCAGCCCCGCCGGTCAGCAGCGCGCCGACAATCAGGGAAGTGTACGGGATGAGCCACTTCGGCGAATAGCGCTTGGTAAGCCGAGCCACCGTGCCGGCGAGCAGCGCCACCAGCACAAACCACCCATCGGGCCCAAGCGCGCTTTTCAACTGTGCAAGCTGTTGGAGCATGCCCCCGAGTCTATCGCGTCTCGGTCCGACCTTCTAGCGTTCCAATCGCCAGCAGCATCGCGCTCCGTTGTTCGCGTGACTCCTTGGCGTTGGCCTCGATCTGCCGCTCGAGCCGCGCGATATCGGTTTCGATCTCTTTCTTCAGATCGCCAAGGTCTCCCTTTGTCGCGACGTCCCCGCCGTTCATAGTCAGCAGCAGGCGCGCGATCTGGGTGCCCATGTCCGCGATCGAGCTCTCGACGCGCGAGAGCGGGTGCGCACCGCTTGCTGACGCCGAGAGCTCGGCGGTGGCAGCAGCGGCCTTGCCGTTCTTCCGCTTGGCGATGAGCGGCAGCACGACCTTGAGGATCCCGATCACCAGGGCTAGGAAGCCTGCCGAAATCCCGCCGATGATCTGCAGCTCCATCAAGCCTCAGCTTCCCACGACCCGGGCAGCACCTTGGCCCCCGCCTCCGCTCGTTCCATCTTTCCGCGCTCACTCGCGTTGATCCGCCCGCGCTTCCTCTCATCGGCCATGGCCTCCACGATCTCGTCATCGATCGGGTAAGCCCACCGCGAGCGCCGCGGGTGCCTGCGCACCTCCGCGTAACGCATCGTCCAACCGATGGATCCAGGCGTGTCACTCATCTCGCGCTCGCCGCTAGCGTAACGACCTTTGCGCGGGTAGCCGAGCAGGCGATCAGCAAGCGCCGCCAATTCTTCGCAGCTTGTCTTTGTGCCTATGTGATGCCTCAAGGGATAAACTCCTCGGCCATAAACGCGTCCATCAGGATCTTTTCGTCGGCCGTTAGCACGCGATTGAATAGGACGATCGTCGACATGGTGCCCTCTAAATAGTGCATGGGCGGGGACCACGACCAAGGCGCCCAGCTGCCGAGCTGCGGGCTGGCCCAGTTGATCGACTTATTGTAGCCGCCCGTCCCAATACTAGCACCATTGCGGAAGATCTCGCTCGAGCCCGCCCCGGCCGAGTCAATTTCCAGCGCGAGCACCTGCGGGCCATCCTGCGAGGCCGCTGGTCCATAGGTCACCCAACCGGCGCCATCGTACATGGCGATCGTTCCAGCCGTAAAGGCCACGTTGAACGCGAGGCCCGTGGTCGACGTTGTGATGATTTGCTGATGCGGCAGTGTCTTGTCGACCAGATTGACCGCGACAAAAAGCGTGTAATCCTCGCTTGCGTCGCTCATGCCCGTGAGCGCCATCCGCGTCGAATCGGCGCGAATGAACTGGGCGCCCGGTTTCCCGTTGGGGCCGCCAGCGGCCGAATAGGTAGGCTGAAGCGCCGCGGTGGTTTGCGCCGCGTCGTTGCCCTCGCCCGACGCATCCAACCACGCCGAGACGTCGCCGCCGTTCAGCACGAAACTTGCTGGGTTCGACGGAAGCCACAGGATGCAACCGGCGACGTCCGTCGGCACGAACGAAGCCGGCGAGCTCGCCCGATGCGTGCCAGGACTGACCGCGGTTGCTACGCGCGTAGCCATTTACCACCCGATGCGAACAAGTGTGATGTCCGTCGAAGCGTCATCGATTATTTTGGTGAACCAGCTCGGCGACGGCTCGATGTACGCGCCGTCAGCTAGGCCCGTCAGCGCCGCAACGCTACCGTCGCCGCAGACGACTTTAATGATCCCCGTTCCCGCCGTGACAACGAAGATATTTCGCGCCATCTTGCCGCCCTCTTCCACCAGATCCACGTCATCCGCCAAAGCGTCGAGCGCGTATTCCTTCAGCTTGTTGTGCGGTTGATCTGCGTCACCCATGATGTCTCCCTGTGGCCATTATACCGGTGAATTTTTTGCTACAACGATCCATTCGCCTAGACCGCTGTCGTACATACACAGCGCCCAATCCGGGGCGTTGGCCGGGGTCGCGTCGAAGACGTAGATAGGATTTGCCGCCCCGCCGTCGCTGCTCAAGTCGAGATTGTGCGCCGCGCCGGCAACATGCGTTACCAGGCAGATCTCGCCGTTCTCGACGCCGACCGTTTTGAGCGTCAGCGTGCGCGGTGCTGTTACCGCCGAGCTGTCGATCTGCAGCCCGAGCGCCACCAGCGCCCCCCCTGCAATATCGTACACATCAATATTGGCATCCGCCATCGTCACATCTTCGCGAGTAACGCGTAGCCGACCATCGCCGATCATCGTCAAGCCCTGCAGATGGGTCTCGCCCGCCGCATCCGTCTCGACCACGTGCGCATCCGCCGCGCCCGCAGAGCTGCCGGCGAAGATCCATCCGGTATAGTCGCCGAGCAGGTTAAGCACCGTGTTGATGAACGCCGCCACGATCCCCAGATCGGGCACGCTGCCCTGCACGACAGCCGGCCATCCCGGCGGGTTCACCTTGGTGCTGTTGCCTGCGTCGGGACCCGCGCCAAATAGTGCGTCGGTCGCCCAAGTGAATGCCGTTCCTGGTTTCGCCATCTCGGTCCCCTAGGTAGTTACCACGATTTGCCACTTCGCCGCGCCCGCAATTGGCGCTACCGCTGATTCCCACGTGCCGCCCTGGGCGAGCGGCACGACATCGGACTCCCATCGCGAACCCTCGGCGATGAGAACGATCAGCATCCCGAGCACCGCCGCATAATTTGCCGTGGCTAGGAAGCGCGCCAGCAGCCCACCCTCCGCCAAGTCGAGATCTGGGACTTGCAGCAGATACGAATACGGTGGGTAGTTTGTCAGGGTGATCGCGCTAGCGTCGGGCCCCACGTGCTTGCGAGCAATCCGCAGAATGTTTTCGCACGTGCCGCCCCACTCCGCATCCCCCCGAGACGACGACAACATTAGCTCCGTTTGAATTTCTAAAAACACCCGATACCGAGAATCCAGCCACCCCTCGCGCGCAAGCCCGACGGACGAGCCTACCGCGTCAAGCTGGTCGCCCGCAGCGCTCGCGAGATCAAACGAAGCCTTCGCCAATAGCCCCGCATCCCGAAATCGCCCCGCTTGCTCGGCGAGAACCCGAAGGAAGTCCCGAAAATCCCGGTTTCCCGCCGTGTCGTCCATCTGCACGAGCGCCCTAGAATCCGCGTACTCAGGGAATGTGATCAGATCCGGGATAAGCGCCGTCAGATCCGCCCCGTGCTCAGCACCCGCCACCGTGCCGAGGACAAAGGCCACGCAAGGAAGCACGATCGCGTCGAGCGCCGCGCCCGTTGTCGTACCATCTCCCGTGGTTGCCCCCGCCACGGTTAACGTTCGCCCCGTGAAAGTGTGCGCCAGCGTCAGCGTCAGCTCCTGATGCCGATTGAACGTGACCGCCGACGAGGCGACGATCGCCCCCTCGATCTCCAAAACAAACTTGTCGTCGCTGGCCCGGTAATACGCCCGATTGTCCGCATCGAACCACAGTAAATTGTGGTCCGTTGCGGCCTCGTCCTCCGCGTAGTGCGGCCTATAGCGCAACTCGAGCGAGAAGAAGCCCCCTGGTGCGATTGCCTCAGCCGCAGCGCGCACCGTGTCAGCCAAGCGGGAAAATGTGGCGTTGTCCGAGCCTATGAAACTCGTCGGGTAGTCGCGTTCTTCGAGTTGCATTCCCCAGAACCGAGCAGAGCCCACATGGGCCGCCGTTGATCGCGGTATTGCCCGCGCGCTCAGCCCCGCGAACACCGCCAGGGTTTCCGAATCGGTCCTCAGGACCCAATCGGCATCAGCCGCAACGCCGCTAGCAGCCGCAAGCGATGGCGTCGTTCCGTTGATCTGTAGCTGAGCCACCGACGAGACAGCACCGATCGCTTGAATCCACACCGACAGCGACCACGCCGCCGCGCTCAGATCTGCTAGCGCATAGGTCTCCATCTCGATCGCCGCGCCGTCGTCGTCTTCAATGTTAACACCTTCCGATGTGCCGGCGGGGGTCGTCGCCGCGGACAGGATCGGCGTGCCGACCGGCGTCCATGAGGCGAAGCCCTGGGCACCAATCCGGTTTGTCGCTGCGGGCTCGACGAGCAGCCCCCACGCGGACCCATCCCGCGAGAACGCCCTGGCCGCGTGCGCAGCAAACCCGGTTTTTGCCGTGGATGCGCTAGTTTGCGCGCTACGCTCGGCCGTTTCGCATGCGATGGCCATCCATCCCGGCAGCACGAGCGTCCCATCGGTTTTCGGTATCAGCGTCGAAGCGTCAAACACCTCGCCGATCAACTCTGAAAGCTTGGTTTCGGTCACGTTTGGGCCACCGTCACATTTGCCGAGTCAAAATCCGCCTTCTCACGAAGCCCGATCGCATATTTGGCCACCAGCGCTATATCATGCAGGCCCAGATCCCCGATCCGCACCACAACATCATCCACGCCGCTAATTGTGCCCGCAGCTAGCATCGCCTGAACAATGCCCTTGAAGTCGAGCGCCCGAACGTCCCGCCCTACGACCTCGTAATCAGCTTGCGCCACAGCGAGGATCTGCGCCTTGACGACCGCCACAATGTTCGGCGTGATCGCGTCCTCAGATGTCGAGGTCACCAGATCCACCTCGAGCTCAACATCGACCACCGTCACGGTATCGAAAGCCGTTGGTTGCGCCACCCCTTCGCTATCTGTTACCGTCCCCGTGTAGCTCGTTCCGTACGCCTCGCCTCCCGCACCCATCGCCGACCAGATCGCACTGTGGATCAATTGTTGAAGCGCCGCGGTTGGAATTGTTGGTGTAGTTTCGGCCACGACGTTGAAGGCCTTGAACGGGATCGAGTTGCCATCGACCGGAAAGGTGGCCGGATTGTGGTACACCCGCACCGAATCGATGCCCGAGATCTTCGACACTGCGCCCTGGATCGTAGCAAGCGGCCCTTGCCCTTGCGAATAGAGCTCAAGCAGGCGCCGCTGTCGAGCCGCCGCATCCAGCTCGAGCAAGCGACCCACCTCAGCGTCGTCGCTGGGGTTGGTGAAACCGGTTAGATTCGGGACCGACGTAACCGCGCTCCATGTGGTGCCCGCATTGGCCAGCGTCGGCCCTTTCTCAACGGCCGTCATTTGTGCGGCGATGACTTCGGGCCATGGGCCAACCATCGAGGTATGTGGGCCGTCTGTAAGCTTCCACAAGGTATCATTGTCGTCGTTCCGAACCAGGTCGCCGTTGTTCATTGTGCCAGCGCCGGAAAACGTCAGGATGCCGTCGACAAAGCTAGCTGTGGCCCCAAGGCGAGTGCTGCCGGTCAGTGTCATCCGCGCGTCAAGAGCTGCGCCGCGAGCCCCGTTCGGATCAAATGACGCGTACGCGTCTAGCAAAGTTTGTTGGTCAAGCGATCTGAGCTCGGCGACAACATGAATGATTTGGCCCATGATGGACGCAACGTCAATTTTTAGGTTTGCCCCGAACGTCGCTTGAAGCCGCTCGCCGAGATCGTCCACGATCTCTTCTTGGGTCTGCGTCTGGAGGCCGTTGGCGTCGAGCTGTAGCGTTGTCATGGCGTCGTTCCCGTTTCAAAGTCGATCACGTCCGCATTTGACCGCGCGCTACCCGTGATAGTAATCGCACGCGTTGCAACATTCAGCGAGGTTTCAAGGCTCACGACCTCAGTAATACCAGCCACCGCGAGGATCTGCCGTTCGATTATGAAGCGCACACTTTCCGGGGTCACGCCTCGACGGAAGATGACCTGCAAGTAGGGAACGCCCGCCGCCCGGTCAAACGAGGTTTCTGCGAGCCACGTGCGAAGCCTCATTTCCACGTCTTGGCGGATTGCATCCGCGCCAGAGACAAGCGCGAGATCGCCGTTTGTGATGTCGAGATCGTGCCCCGTAAGCTGCAGATCCATCAGAACACCTTTCCTTTGACGGCCTTAATAGTCAGCTTCGCCGTGTCCCACGACCCCTTGAAGGCCGTGAACGCAGCTGTGCCACCATCGCCGAGGTTGGGCGGAATAATCGGGACAGCCGCCAAAACAGCAGCAGCAATCGCGCCGTCCATGGCGAGGATCAACTCTTCTGCCTTTGTGATCGCACTCACCGCCAGCGCCCCGATCTTGATCGCCGTCAGGCCATCGACCACCGTAGCCGTTAAGTCGGTCGGTGGCACAATTGGGTTGGTGTCGGGATGGAGCCCCGGGTGAAACACCGAATCCTTGAGCGCGTGTGTAAACGCGAACACTGGATCGGTAGATGCGCCGAGCAGCATCCAGGCCTCAAGCGATCTGTCCTGGATATGCAACTCTCCTGTGTCGCCGGGCAGAAGAGGGAAGGTGACATAGCCCGAATTTGTCCTCGGCCACGCGACCGGGATTTCCACAAGCTGAATGGGGGCCAGCGTGGCCTCAGCGTTCGGCGGGACGCCTTTCAGCGCCACCATGGTCGTCGGGATCTTCGTCGGATCGGTCACCTTGACGACTGGCAGCGTGCCCACCAGCAAAATGCACTTCTGGCGCGCCGGGTCGTAGCTGACGATCGTCGCCGTACAATGGGTCCGAATGGTGAGCTTCAGGTTGCGCAACACCGCGCGCAGCAGATCCGACAGCTCTGGTTCAGCCGGCAGGTCGTACGGTCCCGCATTTCGGTTCTCGCGTCCCATCAGAAAAGCTGCACCTTTCGAGCGATCCCCTTCATGATGCTCGGACCCTCGCTCGACCCCGAGAAACTCACCGACTCGACGCTCGTCACGCCCGAGACGATCGGGACTTGATACGCGTCGAGGATAGCGACGACCCCGCCGGGCTCGAGCGCAGGTTGCGCCAACGCCTCGAACTCCACGCCACCATCGTCGAGCCGCGACCACCGCAGGAGCCCAGTTTTCGGCATGAGCGGCTTTGTGGGTAGCACATCCGATCGAACGCCGTTGCGGTAGACAACGAAGCGCCCGCCAGCTTGGCCCCATGACAGGCCGATCGACCCCATGATCCAATCAAGCTCATCGCGAGGATCGTCGAGCGGCACATGCTGCCACACCTGGATCGGAATCAGCGCCGCCGCAGTTGCGATTTCTGCGAGCGCCGCAGGAGAAGGCACCAGCCGCATTTGCAAGAGTAGCATCGCCACCATCAGCTGGGCAGGGGCCTTTGCAAGCGCGCCGCCAGGCGGCGGAATGTCGCGATCACCGTCACCCGCCTCGATCGTTGTCAGAACATCGGTTGCCGTCCGCATTTCGGGCGACACCTTCCAGACCTGCCCAAAAAAGACCTGCTCAGGAATACCGCCCCAGCCGATCCCCAGGTTGACCATCAGCGGCAACGGAAGCGCCGCCGCGACGTTGAGCGCCTCGCGAAAAACTCGCCCGAGATTGTAGATCGTAATCGTTGCGCGATCTGGCGAGCGCGTTCGGGTTTTCTCGACCGACCACTCCACACGCAGCCCATCGCCGACAACATTGAGCAGAACGATGGGCGGCGTCGTCGAGATCGCGAGCACGCTCGCAACGTTGAGCAGCTCGCCTATCATTCTGACTCCAGATAGTAAAGCGCCGCACAACCGTCGATAAAGGCCAGGGTGCCCGGGTCTTTGCCGTCCGCCTCAGCGTCTCCAATGTCCTTGTTTCGCACGAAGAGCGCGCCCGGTGGCACGTCAAGATGGCGGTAGGGATAGAGCAAGTCGAGCCCGCCCACGAGCCCCACCCCACGCACGATCGCGGTTTCGTCATCGTTCGCAATGTCGAAGTACCATCCCCCATTTGTCAACGTGCCGTCAGCCTCGACCGTCCAAGGACCGCCGGACGAGCAAGTATAGAACGCAAATCGGTAGCGGAGCCCCTCGAGCGTCACGATGGAGTCAAAATGCGAGACGTTTTCGATCGGTTGCACCGTGATCTCGATCAAGCTCACGCTGCCCCCACCGTCGGCGCAATGCCGGCAACAGTCGAAGCCGTGGCCGTTTCGCCCACCGTACGCGTAGCCGACATTCCGCCCCCCACCGCCGCATTGTTGCCCGATGGCATGGAAGGATAATCCGGCTCCGAATTGAACATTGGCGAGACCATGCGCGCCTCTTTCAGCGTGACAGCCAATGCCGTACTTTCGGCGTCGCTCGGACTCCACGACTGAGAAATATTTGCTATGAACGCCTTCGCAAGCCCGACGCGCGGAGTTACGACCATCACAGGCCGGCGAAGATCCGCCAGCCGCTTCAGGTTCGCGACCCGCAGCAAATCGAGCCGAGAGAAGGAGCCGACCGACGGAGCAGCCGCACCCGGGAACATGGGAGCCGTGGCGCCCAGCGTGCCCGATATTGTGATGGACTCGAGCCGCTTGTGAACGTTGCTCGTGATGTCGAGAAAATCCTGGATCGCGTGTTCGGTCACATCGTAGGAAAACGTCGCTTGCTCGCTGTCGACCATGTCCATGGTGACGCGGAAAGGACTGAACCCGGGCACCAGATCCAGGACGGGCTCGATCGGCACGATGCCCAGAACCGGATCGAGCGCAAAGAAGCTCGCCGTTTTCGCGCCGAGGTTTCCGCCAAGCGGCGACGGGACAAGTGGAAAAACCATTAGCGCACCACATTCCCCGCTAGCGCGTTGCCCGCTTCAGCGTTGGCCTTGCGGAATTCGCGCCGGATGGCTTCGGATGATTGCCTAGCCGCGTCTTTCGCATCAGGAGCCGTGATATTTTGGATCACCTTGAAATTAAAGAAGTCGATCGCCACCGTTGGCTTGATGGACTTCGTCGAAGGCGTCGAGCTCGCCAAGCCCCTCAGGTTTTCGGTCAGCACATCTTGATCGCCAGACAGTAGCGCCGCGATGGCCTCGGGAACCGTAACGCCCGCCTCTTTGGCCACCTGCTTTCGCATGATGTCGATCAGAGAAGGCTCCTTCTTTTTCTTCGCCGCCGCTTTCTTGGCGCCTCGCCTCGTCGCGCGCCGCGACGCCTTGGGAAGCATGCCAGCGCTACGCAAGCTCGCGAGATCTTCTGCGGAAACCGCCGACGTTCCGCCCTTGCGCACTTTTGCGTGAAGCATCCCCAGCAGCTTCTTGTCAGCACGAGCCGTCAGCTTCTTCAGACTCGCTTGATAGTCAGCATCCGCCGCCGCGCCTCTTTCATGCACCTCGGCGAGCGACCGCTTGGCAGCGGCTAGCCGCGCGCGGACATTCATGCGCTTCGCCCACTCTTCGGGACCCATCTCCAGTTCGAGCACGGTCTCCATGGCCGCGCCCAGCTGCCGAAACACAAACATCGTGCCCGACACGATGGGCCTCAGGATTGTGAAGGCAGCCGCGATCCCTTTGACCGCCCCCGCTAGATCCTGCTTTATGATCCCGTCGTTTTCTTTGACCCATTCGCCAAAGCCCTCGACCGCTTCCGTGATCTGCGGTTGCAACTTTATTGCCAGGTCACTAGCGAGGCCCTTCACGACGTTCTTGACCTCACCCATTCGATCCTGGAACGCCGTCGCCCGATCCGCGTCCTCTTGAGTGAATACGCCTTGAGTTTGGTCGACGAGCTTTTGGATGCCCTCGGAACCTTCGTTGAGCAGGATCGATAACTGCGGCCCAGCTCGTTGGCCGAAGAGCTTTGATGCGATAGCGGCGCGCCTGCCGCCGTCGTCAACTTCCTTCAAGCCATCTGCGATTAGCTTGAGCTGCTCTGTGCGCGTGTGTCCTTTGATCTGGTCAAAGGAGAGGCCGAGATCCTTCAGCGCCTCGCGTGCGAGTTTTCCCGACCCCTTCGAGATGTCAAATAGGTTCGCGTTGAACTTTTCGAGCGCCTTTGAAAGAGTGTCCGCCGCGACGCCGGATTGTGACGCTGCGAATTGTAGCCGCTGTAGTTCTTGGATGTTGGTTCCGGTGGCGGCAGCTCCCTTATTGAGCGCATCGATTGCCTGAGTCTGGCTGTCGACGAATCGGAACACCGCAGCAGCAGCAGCACCAGCGCCGGCAGCCATCCCCGCCATGCCCATGACGGCGCCCTTTAGAGCTCGACCGATAACCGCGCCGACTTTTTTGATCCCGGCGCCCATGCGCTTGAACGCCGCGCGCACCTTCGAGGTTTCGCGATCTGAGCTCGCCGCGTAAACCTCCGTGGTGCGCTTGAGTCCCTTTATTTTGGACTCGACTTTTAAAGCGCCGTCGAGCTTTACGCCTACCTCAACGACGAGCCTAGCTAGTGTTCCCGCCATGCTCCTCCTTCATGTTGAGGTAGGCCGCATGGGCCCACGAGCGGTGCACCTCGGCCATTTCCAGCAGGTCATAAAGGCCATCAAGGTCGATCGTCGTGTGCAAGGCAACGTAGGTGCTCACGTTAACCCCTTCGCCGTCGCTGCAGGCCGCGTATATTTCCCAGGGTACATTTGCCGTGTCAATCCCTCGATGGGGTCCGCTCGCCCCCGACCCCGCAGCCGCGTTTCGCACGAGCGCCCGCCGGGTTAGAGCCCTCCGAAACCCACCCGCGCCGCCCAGACGCAGACGTCAAGCAGGTGTTTGTAGCGTCCCGCGAAGTGCGTATCGAAATGCTCGTGCACCGATCCCGGTACTTCAGCCGCGCCGATCCGTACTTTGTCCGCCGACGTTTGCCGCAGCAGATCCTTGCAGAGCGCCGACCACTCGCCCGCATCGCTTGTGCGCGCAGCGCCGATGATTAGCGAGAGCATAAAATCCGCGTCACCCATGACCGCCCCGAGATCGTCAGCCTCGACGCCTAGCAGAGCTTCACCGATCGAATTTTGATCGACGAGGCGAGCCAAGCGCCGGCCGAGCTCAAGACCATCAGTCGCAGGGAAGGTGCGTGTTTTATAGCCCACCCCATCGATCGTGGTAGCGTGATCAGTGACGATCCCCATCAGCTGCCCACTATGTTCGCATCGGCGAGCGCCGGTTGAGCGTCGCGCTTCTCGAAGCCAAAGACCCAAGCAAACGTCGCGCTTTCGGTACCGCGACCCTCGTCGGGTTCGCCCAAAATAAACATGTTCACGTATTTGAAAGTTTCGCCGCTCGAGATGTCTTTGAGCACCCCGGGGAACACCTGATTTCGTGCTGCTACATCGGCGAGCCAGATAGTGCGGAGCTGTTGGTGAAGCCTGGACTCCTGATCCACCGTGACCGTTAACGTTCCCGAGCTGTCGGGGTTGTAAACGCGGACAACGCCCCCCACCCCGTCGGCTTTCATCGTCCACTGCTGCGGCGTCGTCTTTGCCTCGACGATCGACGTGCCTTGGGCGATCCCGGCCTTGATGTCGATCGATGCCCAGCTCAATTCCACCCTGTCAATACTGTACTGTCTCATTACGACTTCCTACTGCTGAACGTTGATGGTGAGCACGAGTTTTTGAATCCCGCCGGCCAGCACGTTGTTGGCGGTGAACGTGAGCACGCGCGCCGCCTTGTCTGCTGCGCTAACTTCGCTCACAAGCGGCACCTCCAGGGTCTGCGGGGCATCGGGCGACAAATGCCCGAAGTTGACGCCCTGATCAAACACGCCCTGCACCGCCGCAGCGATGATATTGATCCCCGCGTTGGTAAAGGGGATCTTGGTGGGAGCGCCGACGAAGGCAGCGATAACCGCTTCCTCGATGCGCATCTTGATCCAGTCGATCGACGTGGCGACGTCGATAAACCGGCCGCTGGCCATTGTGCCCTTGCTCGTGAAACTCAGGCCCTTGTTGCGGCCGAACAAGTTCGCGTTGGCGTCGTAGATTTCCGTCGCCTGCGCGGATGTCACAGGGGCAAAAACGACGGCTTCGAGCGCGCGGTAGGCCCACACCCCGACACCATTTGGCGCGTCGAGGTTGAGGCCGCCGCCCGAGCTCGACCATGCGCCATCGAGGTAGCCGTTGGGCGAAAGGCCGTCATCCGTGGGGTGGTAGATTAGCGACGTACGATTGTAGGACGCCGCCTGCAAGTCGAGCGCGACGTTGCCTGGTGTGCCGGCTAGGATCGCGGCATCGCTTGATTGGGCGATGCAGATCTTGTCGCGCGTTTCGTGCCACGCCCCGAGCAGCAGAATATCAGCCTCCACACGCGTCTCGTAATTGGTGCAATACCAGCTGGTCGGATCGTCTGCCTCGATAGCGTCCATCGTCGCCGTGACGCTTGCGTCGCCGCCGTCCTCATGGCCAATGATGATCTGATCGACACCATCGTCTTGTGAAAAAACGGCGGATGCCCATGCGTTGACTTCCGCCTCAGCGGCAGCCGTGAAACCAGCCGCCACAACTTCCGCGAGCGAGGTAAATGGCCCCTCTTGCCGATTGGCACTCACAGCGTGATCGAAAACGCCTAGCAGCGTTCCAAAGCTGAACTTATCCGCCGCCGCGCCTGTCAGGGTGACGGTGATGTCTGCGAAGTTGGTGATTGCAGCTGGCATTTTCTGTACTCCTAGGGTGCGGTCGCGCTTGGGGTG